TTAGTATATTTTATTTGAGATATAGTCAATAATTTGATCATTCTCAATTAATTTTCCATGACTTGCATTAATCCCATAAAAAATCTTTTCATCATAACTTTTGGCTTGATTCTTATATATTTTACTACTTGAAAGTGCACTAGTGAGAGGTACAACCCCATCGCCGTTATTCTTATAGTTTCCTGCAATTGAGATCATTCGCAAGCTATGAGGGATTTTCCCTTTTTTGTTTATCATGCGTCTTAACATATCTGTTTCGGTTAACGAAGAACTATTGGGATAAGGGTTGGCATTTGAATCAAGATAATTATATGGTGTACCCAATGTGATAAGGTTTTTCATTTGTGATGTTGACTTCTGTGTCATTTTTTCCAAGTAGATTGTCCAGACTAACCCTCCATTTGAATACCCCAATGCATTATAAGAATTGAAAGAATAGAGCTGATGAGCTTTTTTCATAGCTATATCAGTCCATTCTGCCTGTTTCTCTACCCCTTTTTCGGAACTATCGGAAAAGCTTATTACAATAAAAGGAGCAATAGATTTTTTGGTTAAAGAAGATGTCCATTCTGTAGTGCCGTCAGTCTTAACATTAATTTTTAGAATGTCTCTCTTCCCAATCTTCTTCGTTATCATGTTCATAAAATTATCAAATTGATCTCCGTCCCCATTGGTACCTGGTATTAAAATAAGTGGAACTTGTGTGCTATTTACTTTTTGTTCGGCTGTGTTTTTTGTAGATTTATAAAATATTATTAGTGAAAAGAGGAAAATCACTGTCATTACAATAATAGTCTTTGTCTTTGTCTTTGTCTTTGTCTTTGTTTTTGTTTTTATTTTTATTTTTAGTTCCTCCTATTTGTTAATGTTATTATCATACATTTTTTTGATATAAGTTTCTATTACTAAGGTTCCTTATTTAAAACTTTAGCTTTAGATATAATTTCTTTTACTTGCTTAATGATTGGGTTGGTATGATTTCTAACAGTACGTTCACTTATCGAGTAACGACTTGCGACTTCTGATAGTGTTAAGCCTTTCATGTATCTAAGCCTGATCATCTCTATCTCATCCTCACTCAATGAATCAAACAGCTCTGTCATTGTATTCAATACAATGCGCTGTGGTGTGAGGTTGTCTGTGCTGTCTATCCTATCCGTTAAGCGTTTCATCCCGCCCGTAAAATAAAGCCTAATATTGAATTTAACTTCATTCATCATGTCATCCCTCTTAAACAAAAAAGTACCTCCACAATTAGAGATACTTTCCTGTACTATTATACCACTGCCCATCTCTGGGACTTATGATAGTTCTATTATACCATATTAAAGGCTCTATTTAAGTGCCTCCCCTACTTATCGGCGTGGGGTATAATAGCCAGGATAGTTTGTAATCAGCCCCTCCTCAAGCAAATACTCCATCAATTCATGTTGAAATGTAGAACTAATCAACTGAGCCATTCTAAAGTAATAAAAGTTTTTGGCTTCAACTAACGGATGGAGAGCATTACCAACGGATTGATCATAATTGTTTTCTTTCAGATAATCCACAATCTCAATGGCTTTATTTCGAGCTTCTTCCACTTCTTTACCATAAGCTTTTAATTTTCGTTTTAAAGTATTATCAATTAATCCCTCAATTAATTGAGATTCTGTTGGGCTCAAATATTCTTGTGAGCGATTAGCCTCAGTTTTAATGGCATAATTGGTTTCTTCATTATTCCAAAATTGATGAAGTGATTCTTTTTGCTTGGTAAGATGTTCCGTCAGTTCATCAAGTAAAACACGAGCATCTCGTTCTTTAGCCATTTGTGCAAGAGTCGCATCAATATCTGGCTGTTGTTTATCTACTTTCATATTCTCAAGTTTTGTGCTTAACTCATTGACTAAGGCTTGGGTTTTTTCAACGGCTTGAACCAGAGGAATTGATTGTGCTTTTAATTCTTTTGTTTTTTCTTCAATATGACGAATGTCCATTATTATTTCTCCTTATGATTAGTTGGTAGTTGTAGGTGTAGGTGTAGGTGTAGCTGCAGTATGAATGTTTCCCTTTTGATCTGAGATCGCTGTAAACGAACCAGACACAAAGGCTTCTGTATCCGTAAGCTGAACATCAAAGCGGTCAATCACACGAATTTTAGTCGTATCCGTTTCAAAGGCACCCCCTCCAATATTGGTTGGAAGTAGTGACATATTTTCACGGTCAAATAAAGTCATGGCTTGTTTAAAGTCTCCATAATAGAGCGGATAAAGCGGACTGCTTGCTTCTCCACCACTTGGAAGCCAATGATCACTGATTTCAACCACTCGTTTTCCTTTGATTAAATAGCGATCAGGTTGAACGGGGTCAGGTTGTAACAAATAATTCCCTAGCGCATCTTTAACTAAAGTAAGTTGATTGAGTCCGCTCGTGTTGGTAATTAAAATAGAAGTTGCTTTAATTGCTGGATCGACTGCCGTATTAATCATAGTGATAATATCATCAAAAGTAGAGAGCGCTGGTTTTTTAGGGGCTGCTTGCATGAGTGAGATGATTTCTTTATTACGAGAAACGACGACTTTCTTAGCAATCCAACCCGTCAACCATGACATAATGTTTTCGGCACTATCTTTAAGTAGGGAGTTGGTCGCTGTTGTGATTCCTCCATAGCGCCCAATTTGATATTTAACAAGCTTAAGATTGGGATCATCATTGGCTCCAATGATTTCATCTTCGCTATCTAGTTTTGTGAGTGGGGTAATATTTGTCCATTTCTCATAAACTCGTGAACCTGACGCTGTAGTCACATTTTCAACGTTGACATATTGCTCCATCACATCATACTGACGCTTTAAAACATTAATGGAAGTTCTTAGATCTTGTGGAATGGTTAAACCAGCCGCTTCGCCTGATTCATCTTTAGAGGAAGTGACTAGATTTGTGATTTTAGAATCGCCTCTCATTAAGGCTTTGAAATCTGAAATGAAAGATTGATCGGTTTGGTTTTCTCCATTTCCTAAGGGAAGTTGTCCGCTTGAGCGAAGATGAGCAACTTGCGTCGATTGTGCTTCGACGACTTGATTTCTAAGTGCATCACAACGGGCTTGTGCATGATCTCTCTTTGCGGTTAAATCTCTTAAGGTTTGAGCTGAAAAGTTTTCATTTTTGAGCATTTGATTGATTTTATCATTATAATTTTCTACTTTTTCGCCTGCTTCAATCCACAGCTCATTGAGTGTATTTAGTGTTTGATTCATTGTATTGATTCCTTATTTTCTATTGGTAAAGATACCAATTTATCGAAACTACAGATAAGGCCTGTATTTCATTACGTTAATTGCGCTTTTTATAAATGAGTTAAAACAACTGATTTTGTTGGAGACCTTGCTCGCATTTTTACTCCTTTCTTATTCTTCTAATTCAAATCAGTAAATTCATTTTGTCGGACATCGTGCTTTTTTCATGTTTTTATTTCCTCTGATAAATTCCTAGCGAAGTAGGAAAAATACGGTACCACGGTTTCAATTGGCTATAATCGTTGTTGTTGAGCTATTTAAGCCGATACCACTGCGGTTTCAGTGTTACCGTACATCGGTGTCATTTTCTCGTTTTCTTACGTAAATAACCTTTGGTCATGCTTTTATGCTTGTCATCATCCCAATGAAATAAACGTCTAAACAGTTCCGATTCATTCGCTCGGTGCAAATCTACAGCTCGATTAAAACCTGCACCACTCGGTCGTCTGCTTGTTTTTTCCCATTCTTCTTTAATATAATCAGGTAATTTAAGTTCAAACTCTCGCTTAGTGAACGGTTTTACGCCCTCAGTATCGCACCATGCACGGTATAAACTACTTAAAAATATAGAGGGTAAGAAGTCGCTGACGAACTCCTCAAACATATCATTTACAAAGGCCAATACATTGTCATTAGAGATTTTAAAGTCATCTAACAGCCCTTGTGTGGCTTTTGGTTCGTCAAACTTCTCAAAGTTAAGCGATAAAGCGATTTTAAGCACGTACTCTAAAACGTCTTTGCGTTTAATATAATCATCTTTGATTTTCCAGTTGTCATTATCTGCCGTGAAAGACTTGTTAAAGGGAACAATAAGCAACCGTCTGTACGTTCCGTTTGACTTGTTTCTGAACTTAGGTAAGAAATTAGTCGATTGAATAACTAGCTTGTTAAATACTGCCAAAGTTGGTTGCTTTCCTTTCGCTTCAATCGGTACTGGGTCGCCAGTAACCACGCTGAAATAGTTCCCTGCATTGTCTAAGTAACTGACTTGGCTGTCATCTCCGATAATACATGTTTTACCCACTACTTGAGAAAGGGCGAACCGTTCAGAAAACTGTTCAGCTTTGACACTTGCGACGTTCTCACGTCCGATTAAGTTCATGATGAGGCTCTGAAAAGTCCCTTTTCCGTCATTTCCTTTACCGACGAGCCACACGCCTTTACGATAGGAATAGTTGCCGTTGGTACTTGCGGAAATAATCTGCCATAAAAGGCTAACAAGCTCTTTATCTCCACTCATTAAATCAATTAACCAGTCGTCTACGTTCCAGCCGTTAATATGAGGTACTTTTGCCTTGGCATTGTACTTTGTAGCAATCGTTGAGGTAAATACGTACTTAGGACTAAATGGCTCTAATTGTTGTGTTTTCTTATTGAAAATACCGTTCGCAACTGGGATAAGATGAGCTTCTGCGGTTTGTTGTTTAACCTCTGCTAAGGTTTCAAGTTTGAACAAGACTTCTTTTGACCGTGCCTGACTGTATGACGGCTCTAGCCAGTAAATGAGCCGATGAAAGAAGTTTTCATTTGTTTCATATATCCCTAGTTCAGGGTTATAAACGCCTAACAGTCCGCTTTGGTGGTCTAGTTTGATGACTTTGAGCGTTTTATAAATGATTCTTGCTGTCTCTAAAGGAGTTAATGATTTCGGTGACTTGCCGTCCTCTTTAGGTGTACTTAAAAATAAGTTACGGTGTTCAAAGAATAGTTTTCTAACGGCTTTAAGCGTTTGAGTATGTGCTTTGACATAATCAGGGTTATTAATGATTTCTTTTTCTTGCTCAATCCAATCAAGGACGGCTTCGCTATAAGCTGTAATACTTACGCTTTTTATTCCGCCCTCGCCATATTCCGTGAAGTCCTCTATTTGAGGTTTGGGACTTCTTACGTTTCCCTGTGGCGTTTCTGCCACAAGTTTATCTAATTGGTCAGCCATGAGTTCCTTTCTATCTCATCTTGAATACACTTTTCCAAATGGTCGCCAGCTCGTCATCAGGTAAGGGCGGACTGGTTCGATTGTTAAAGGTTCGCAATAAGTCCATGCAACTATTGTTATCAATGCCAATCTTTCTCCAGTAGTGGAGAATACGGTTCGTGTCATTGTTTCGATTCCCTTTTCTTGCGCCTTGGTTGAATAGTTCCCACATTTCAGCGCCATAAGTTCGACTGCCTAGCGTTGTGTTCTGTCTTTTTTGTGGTCGCTGTATCATTTCAAGTAACCAGTCAGGACAATCGCAAAGACTATCGAAAGTTAAAGGCTCGTTAGTTTCTGTATCATTCAAAGGCATATAATCGCCGTCTGTACGTTTGCTCGGATATATGGGTGTGAAGTGTGTTTTTATCTCTACGCCGTCCGCTAGTTCACTGACAATCGGCTGATTAAATAGCTCTTTCGGAACTTTAAAGAAAACGTGCAAGCCGTTGCCTGTGGGTGTCTTTTCAACATAGGTACTTAATATTTCGCCCTCGCTGTGTTCATTCCACAAGCGACTGAATACAGCTCTGCCATTCTGTCCGTTTTGGTGTTGGTCTAAGTCAATGCAAATCAAACCGCTGTTTCTAAGATTAATCATAATGTTGCGGTTTGGTATTTCATCAAACCATTCACTCACTGTGATTTCGTCAAGAGTTCCGCTTGAAGTTCCTTTTATAACAGCTCTCTCGCTTTTACCTGCTGGATAACCAGCGATAACAGAAAAGCCACGACTAATACAGTTTAGGGCTTGTTCTTTTGGTGTCAATCATCAACCTCCAATCGATACTCGCATTCATCACAAATTTGTCGCTCTTGATAGGGAATGACTTCATTTTCTTTTAGTGGTTTACCGCATAAATAACAATTCACTATGTCAGTCCTCCTAATCAATCATCTTATCAAGCCATTCCAAATCTGCACGCCTATAGCCTGAAACAGCATCATGAATCGAAAAGCCCATTTCTTCTTTTTTAGTGATTCCCGCCGTGCGTTCAGCTTCATCAGTTGGGATAAAATAGCCTAATCCGTCAATCGTACCAATGGCACAACGTTTCTTTTGTAAGCTAGAAATACGACTTTGTAGGGTTCTCAAATCAATATTCAAGGATTGAGCCAATACTTCGCCTCTGATTGCTCTATCAATCCCCTTATGGTCTGCCAGCATTTTAATAATGTTTTGATCAAGCTTTTGTAGTTCTCTTAATTTCATGATTTCCCCTCCGCTTCGTCATAAGTTCCCCATATAGAAATAATGGTCTTGATAAAATTCTCTATGTCTGTGCTTTGTCTTGCATCAGCTACCAATACATTAAGTAAGATACTGACTGCTTCAAGATTTGATATTTCATCAAACTGTGGTGTAACTGCGAGTAAATCTTCGCCTTTGTATAAGGCTTCAATTGTAATGGCTTTTATTTCAGTATCTGGTTGAGTTTTCAGCATTTCGTAAGCTTTGCCACTCTCCATAAATTCAGAAAGTGCTTGTTGTTCATCATCACTCAAATTTTTTAATGTCATTTTCTATTTTCCTTTATCTGTAATTTGATAACAGCAAGCTCTTTTCCCAAAACTGGGCTTACTTGCCTGCATAAGGCTTTCTTTACTCCACTTGGTAAAATTATGCCTGTACTCGCTTCAAACTGCTGTATCAAGTCATATTTGACCGCTCGTGCGTTGTGAATCATCTTAAATGGGTGTTTGCCTATCGGTCTAAAACTATTCCGTCCGTACCGTTTTATAGCCGTATAACCTTGGTGGTGTTCTATCATCTCGCTACCTCATCAAATAAGCTGATTTCTCCGCCCTCTTTTTCGCCCTCAAATCGGACACCGTGCTTGTATTTACTAACTTTAAAGCTATAATCAACTGTGCCTGTGTTTGCATTCAATGGGTCTATTTTTTCGATTTGCTTGTCTGTCAGCTCCGTGTGATAGGCTTTTAAGTTTTGCATGCCTACGCTATCAATACCAGCCACATAGGGACAAGCTCTAATAATATTTGTCATTTTCTCAATCCTTTAATAAATTTGCCTTGCCTGACAAGTTGCTAAGTATCTATGATGATGAACTTACATATATCATCGATTAAATAGTAAATAAGTGAAGTTTTGTATCTTGGTTTATAGCGATTCAATCCTTTATCTTCCCAAGTATCAAGTGTGCCGTCTGATATATCCATTTCTTTTATAACTTCTTGCCTAGAAATATAAGGCAATTTTCGCTCTTTTTTTAGTTCTAACAGCTTATTTGCATACTGGTTAAAATCTGTAATCACAGAATCAACTAAACCACGAGCCACAAGGGTTGTTAGTGTGTCTTCATTCATGGAGTGCCTCCGTTTTTACGTTTAGAGATAACTTCCAGCACTGCATAAGTCAGTCTGTCTTCATTTATTCCTAGCTCATGAGAAAGCTCTGAAACATCTTCGGAACTGATAATATCAAAGGCTGATAGAACTGTTTCTTTTGATTTCCTACGTTGTCTTTCATGGCGAATACCACGGTTAAAAGCTACGTCATAAAGGTATTCATAAGCAAAAATGCGCATCCAGTCTTGCCAATTTTTTTTATTTGCGGTGTGATAGTCCATCAAGATAATCTTTTTCTCTATGATGTCAGCTAATTGCGCGACGCCCTCTGTAACGAACCCCTTATATTCTGTTTGTTTAATTTCTTGCTTAATGCGGTACTTTTCAGCAATTTCATGAGAAATTTTCATCTTAAAAGGGTTGCCTTTTTTAATATAAAGGATTCTGCTTGTTGGTATCCGTCCACCTTTGATATCAAATGAAAGTATAGTTTCGTCTTTGCGACGGTAAGCTCTTAAATTAAATGTTTTGAATTTCATGCTTTACCCCTTAACCTTTCGTCATGTATCTAGCGTATGAAGTTACGTTTTTAAACGTGCGTTCTAAGCCTTGTTTCGTCCAAACCGTCCAAGTATGAGCGATTGGGTCAAACTGCACTTGTGCGCCTGTGCGTATGCCGTGAGTGGGGTAAATTACGTCGATTATTTTATTCAATTGTTAGCTCCAATTCTATAAATCGGGCGAAAAATGGTACAAAAAAACTCCATTTCTCGCGCCTTAAAAAATGCGTGTTGAAAAAGAGTTCACTTCTTGATATAATTTATTTATCGAGTGAAACTCTCGGTGCGGACTACTTAACTTCAAACTTTGGTCGGGGAGAAGTTTAGTAGTTTTTTATTTTACTTTTAATTTGTTTACGCCATGACGTACTGCTTCAGCTTTAGTTATCCCTTTTTCTCGGGAATAATCGCTGATTAGTTTTGCCTGTTCAGCATTAAAACTTACAGACATCCTTGTTTCTTTTGGGTCGTTGGTAGGTCGCCCTACACGTCTTTTTTCTTCCTCAGTCAAATCCTGCACCTTTCTTACTAAAATTGCAAGTTAATCAGTACTCATTTGCCTAAGCCGTAACCCTTGATTAACCTTACATATATAATTATAACACCACTAATTATATATGTCAAGAATTATTGCACCACAAATTAAAAATAAATCATTTTTCAAGAAGTTCACTCTTATTCAGTTTTCAAAGGTCAATCAGCTTTGATTTTGCTGATAATTTTTGTTAGAATGGAGTAAAGCAAAGCCACGAAAGGCTTGCCTTACTTAATATTTAAAGTCGTTTTGATGGGGATCAGTTACGGCTTTTTTGTTGTCATTGTGGCTTTAATAGCTGTTTTGATAGGCTCATAATCAGAACCAGCTTCAATCATTGCTATTACGATACTTTCAAGCATTTTGTAACGTTCCATTTCCTCTGAATTTAAGAGGTCTAGGAGCGTTTTTTCTTTTCGCCAGTCTGTATCTCTAGCTTGTATCTGCTTTTTAGTTAGTCCTGTCACAGTAGTAGCAAGCAAACTTCTAATAATGGTGTGCCATGTATTACCATGACGTGGAAAGTGTTCCCACTCAGAAATAGCTTGATGAAGATTAACACCTTTTGGTTTCTCGACTGCTCTTGCAATCTTGCGAGCTTGTAACTCATTTCTCATAGCTATAAAAGCAGCAGCTAAATCAAATTTGAATTGCACAACTGCTGGTGTATTTCCTAATAATGGAATAAAGAATAAAGTTTGTTGTTCGTTGAGATGATAAACTTTTCTTGCGTTTCCTCGGTTGTTTACACGGATTTCAAATCCGCGTGAACCTTTCTTCATGGAACTTTCAAAGTGCCATGTCAGCGGTGCTATTTCTTCAAGTTTCTTTTTATATTTACGAACCAATCGAGAAACTGAATCATAGATAATATCTGTCTGTTCAGCAATAATCTCGGTAGTCGTATAAAAATCTTCATTATTTGCTTTAGACAAGTCTAGGCTGTCAAATAATACTAATGGGGTCATTTATCCTCATTTCTACGTAGTTTAAAGACATTGCGGTCTGTTAGGTCAGCAGTTTAGAGCCATGCGTAGGCTGTGGAATCAGCAAAGATACTTACAAGGACGTGAATACCTTGTGTACGTTCGTTAGATAGAAATTACTCATAACTATCAACGATTGTTCTCTTTGATGATTTATTTTTTGTCGTTCTGAATTTGTGTACTTTTTGAGCTAATTTTAACGGCTTCAAAGACTGCCGTTTCATCTACTCCTATAATTTTAGCTATTTTTCTAAGTTATGCAATACTAAAGCCGTTTTCTGGGTCTTTTTTCTTATTCCAAAAGTTCCATTTTTTCAGTCCTAATTCTTGTTGGACAAATGAAATCATGAAACCTTTAGATTTAATAAGCTCGTCTAAAGTCATATTAAATCTCCTTCGTTTCGTTTATGTGTACTATAATAAACTATTTTTTTTGCATTGTCAATTAAAAAGGTACGCAAAAACAAAACTTTTTGTGCTATAATATTTTTAATAAAATAAAAGGTGTAAGAGAATGAATGATATAAAGTTTGCTGAAAACATCAAAGAGTTCAGAAAAGCTAGAGGGTTTTCTATGGAAGAACTCGGAAAAAGGGTAGGAAAAGCAAAATCATCTATATCGGCATGGGAAAACGGGAAAAGAACCCCTAAAATGGGAGAAATTCAAAAGATAGCTGATGTTCTAGGTGTTACAAAAAGTCAATTATTAGGGATTGAGGACTCAAGTAAAGATGAATATATTTATGAAGAACTAAGGCGAATATGGTTTGAGTTCATTTTTAGAAAGAGTGTCAAAGAAAACGTTGAAGTGGCGAAAAAAGCCGTGGAAATAATTGCATCGGTATGTCAAGATAATCTAACAGAATTCGACAAAGATTTGTTTGATAAATCTTACGAAATCAACAAAGCTCTAAATCCTATTTCAGATTTCAACAGTTTAAGACATAGCTCGGTAATGAAACTTATAGATGACGATAAGGAATAAACCAAACTCATGTAAAATTTATAATCGAAAAAATAAGAAGTAGAGCTTCTACGGCTATCATCACAACGCCTATGACGAGGCGTGTGCGTTGCTGTATGAGCTGTGCTGGTTTGATTTGGTGGGGTAAAAAAAGGAGGAAACATGAAACTATCGGACTACTTAAAGAATATTGATAACCTAGATGAAAAAATGGAAAAGGCTGTAATTATAGCTGAGTATGAGAAAATGTTTGGAGAACACTACAGACTACCACAAGAACAGTTTACTGACCTGATGGAATTACCTTTGCCAAAATTAAGAAGAGTTATTCATGAAATGAAAAAAGCAATAGATTAGAATTTTAATAGTGCTAAAGTCTATATAGCTGTGAACCTCAACATTTCTCAACATGCTAATAAATGCTAAGGTTCAAATATATAAAACAATTCCTAAATTTTAGGAATGCAAAATAAAAAGCGCTTTTAGAGCGCTTAGAGTTTGAGAGGAAAATAATAATGTCTGAAAAAGGGTATGTTTACGCTTTGGAAAACAAATCATTCCCAGGGATGATAAAGATAGGGCAAACCAAAAATTTACATAAACGCCTGAAGCAATTTAATAATACAGGAATGCCAGACAGTAATCCTACACTATTACTTTTTGCTTTCAGATTAGAGAACTATCAAAAAGCTGAAAGACTACTTCATAATGTCTTTACAGACAAAAGACAATCAAGTAAAAAGGAGTGGTTCACGGTTAGTTTTAATCAAGTTAAATCTGCTTTTTCGCTACTAGCAATAAATTCTGAAAATGAGCTAATACATCCTAGTGAGTATAACTCAGAGATCATTAAAAAAATAATTCCAATTAAAGAAAGAAAAATTGGGCAACGTCCAAACAGAACTTTTGATTATTTAAATATTCCAATTGGTGGACGACTTGTTTTTAAGGGAAACAAAAACTTAATCGCAAGAGTGACAGACAGGAGAAATAGAGTTATTTGCCCTTGTTGTAAAACTGAGCAGTCTTTATCAAGGGCAGCGATTTGTTGTTATGATGAAACTCATCAGTTATTAGATTCTCAAAAAGGCCGAGATAGAAATGGATTTGCTTGGTTTGAATATAACGGTTTACAGTTAGATAAAATAAAACCAGTGGTAAATTCTGAATTACTATAGTGCTTAATTAAAGTGTTTCCACTCACTAAAAATGGATAAAAGGAGAAAAAATGCCATTAATGAAACTTGATATGATTAAAGATAGCTATTCAACTGATGAAATTACGCAAATACTTGAGATCTCTTATCGGGTCATGTTAGAAGCTTTTGAAGCACCCGAGGGAGACCGCTATCAAATTGTAACTCAACATGAAATATTTGAAATGCAGATACTTGATACTGGTTTGGGAGTAAATCGTACAGATAAAGTAATAGTTTTTAGTTTAGTCACTCGCCCACGAACTGTGGAACAAAAAGTTAATTTTTATAAAGAATTGGTTTCTAGATTGAATGAAAAACTTGAAATAAGGGCAGAAGATATAATGATAAATTTGACCGTTAATAGTGATGAAGACTGGAGTTTCTTTGGGGGAAGAGCGCAATTCCTTACAGGAGACTTATAAAATACTTGCTTATAACAGTCCAATACCAGTATGCTAAGAAATGCTAAGGTTCAAATCTATATAGCAAGTCCTAAATTTTAGGAATGCAAAATAAAAAGCGCTTGAGCGCACGCGAAAGAGGAAAATAAAGTGGATAATATTACGAACGAATCAGATAACCTTATTCAAATTTTTAGTCATAACCCATTAGCACTTATCTCATGTATTATATTGGGTATTGGCCTTCTATTTACTTTTGCTAGTAGACAGTTTATTTTAGTTAGAGTGCTTTTAGGAAATGTAAGTTTTATTAAACAACGAATTCTTGGAGTTATTTTTGGAATAGTTGGTGCCTTATTACTTCTTTTTGCAACAGGTAACTTGAATCTTTAATAAAACAAATCACTTGCTCAGCTAATTTTATATAAATATATATCGGCAAAGAGACTTTGATTTGAGAAAAAGAGGTGTGAATATAGTACAACACTTTTTCATCTCGTGTTGTGTCTTGGAACGAAGCGGAAAGGAATGATTATAACAATGATAACAAAAAAAGAGATAAAAGATCGCTTTGAAAGAACTTCTGGAGGTATTTTAAGCGGTGTAGAAATAATTACTGATAAAAATACTGGCGTACAATATATGGTGGTTAATAAAGATTCTGACGGTTGTGGAATAACACCGTTGATAGACAAGAATGGCAAACCACTGTTAGCTAAACCAGATTCTGAATCGCATTTTGATTTATATTAGTATATAAACTCTAGATAAATTTTGGGATTATACCCTGATAAGTCAATTTCATGCCAACATTTGCCAACAATTAACAAGTGTACTTTTAGGTACGCTTGTTCAGTATGATACTGACAGCATGTAAATTTTGTATGTTGCTAGAATTTGCTGTGTATTTGTAACTACGGAGCTATAACATTTTTGTTTTGAATGGGTACACCTCAAAGTTACCCCTGACCGACGTGATGTCGGTATAGACTTTGTCTAGTGTTGATAACCTCCACAATTTTGAGGGCGTTAAAATCTTTACACCCTGAACCGCTGTCAGTTTGCTTACATTTTGCAAGTAACTGACAAGCTAAGTATTAACGAAGTGATTTTTCCCTCCGTTAATCGTCCCAACTTTCTGCCACAAGTGGCAAAAACGAAAATTTCGTTGTTGTTATTAAGGGGGTCGTGATTCTCGACTCCCTAGGTAGTAACGATTCGTTCCTCCCTTTTTTAATAGCTCCGACAACTCCGAATACTTTCTCACATTTTTGTGATTAACCTTGTCTAAACTTTGTTAGTGCCAAATTGGCACAATCTCATTTTTATTTATATGTTTTTGGTTTCACTTTTTTCGGAAACCAAGAATAGGATATGAACATTTTTGTACAAATCTCTATAGGTTCGCTCTAATCTACTCTAAACTACTCTAAACGCATAACAGCCAATTTTGCCGAGGTCAGCAATAATGAAGATATTGCATAAAATGAAACAACTGGATTTAATATAGAAAATAAAAAAAGCGCCCTAGTTTGAAATAGGACGCTTAACGCAAAACTTCATGAAAAGTTTATGTTTGGAATAAATAGATTATACAACATATTCTATAATTTGTACATTTAAAAGCCACACCAAAGAGTAGCTTTATACTTGAAAGTAATGACATCTCAAAATCATTATACTTTCATCTTACACTTTTTTGTATTGGTTTTCAAATTAGAAAATAACAACATACTCATTACATTTTTTATTAAACTACCTGAGGTCGCATTTTACGACTATTGCCACAATCTAATTAGGGCAAGTAACTTTTTTACTTTACCTTAACTATCAGAAATTTACGAAAGTTCATATCTGTGAAAACCAAAGGTATGAATATATTTTTTAATTCATATCATCCGTGACGGAGTATTTCAAACTCCTCAATATAATCAAAGTGGCTTATATCCACTATAAAATTAGAAAGAATTTACACCATGAAAAAAGACGACGTTATCAAACTATCAGACGGACAGACTGCCACAATTGTTACTGGCGATGAATCTACAACTTTGCAAAATTGTTATATTGTTCGGCTCGAAAATGAAGATATAAGAGTAGTTGATAGAAAAACTCTAACGCTTGCGGAATCATTGAAATAATAGTCGTTTATAACAAATTCCCCCCTTTTTCCACCAATTCCATAAGTAAATTATTGAATCTTTTTTTACTTAACCCCAATACGTGCAAACCTGAACCACGTTAAAAGCTGATAGGAGGAAATATAAATGTTTAAAGCAATCAAAGAAACAATTAAAAGTTTTATTATATTTTGGGCTATTAAAAAATTATTTAGTTTTGCTTGGCGTTCTTTCACTTCTAAATAACTATCAGTCTGTTTCTTATAGTTGTTACCGTTGATACTTTATAATTACTCTTCTTTTAGAGAATGGTATCACTATAAACCCTTTATTTATATAGCTTTATAATACTTTGTTACCGTTGATACCGTAAAATATACTATATCAGTAGAGAATTTAATAACTCTATAAACTAATAAACCAGTTAACTAAATATCTCTAATAATAATATTTCTCAATCCTCGTACATGCCTTGCCTGACATTAGTACAAAATGGAAAGGAAGAAATAATTATGAATATTAAAGAATATATAAAAAAAGACGGTACAAAGGTGTACCGAACTAACGTTTATTTGGGTGTGGATAATCTCACAGGTAAGCAAGTAAGAACAAGTGTAACTGCTAAAAGTAAAAAGATGTGTGAAACTAAAGCACGCCAAGCTATAAATAAGTTTATCAATAATGGGTCTACAATTGCAAGGGAAAAAGTGGTTTTTGATAACTTTGAATCCTTGGCTTTGAGTTGGTTTGAGAGTTATAAGCTGACAGTTAAGGAAAATAGTATAAGTGTTGCTGATAATTACTTACGTAATTATATACTGCCTCCTATTGGCTCGTACAAGCTCTCTAAGATAACGCCAATGTTATTGCAGGAACTTGTCAATAAATGGGCTAATAACGCAAATACAGCCGAAATAATCAACGGTAAGCGTGAGCGAGGAAAATGTAAGGATTATAAGCTACTTCTTAACTTCATCAAACGTATTCTTGATTATGGTATGCAATTAGGAGCTATCGAGGATAATTCAGCTATAAAGGTTTTCCCTCCTAAGTTAAAGACAAGGACAGTTAAAAAGATTAAGTATTTTGATAATGAGGAGCTAAAACAATTCTTGTTGTATCTTGATACTTTAGAACCAAGCACGGACAATCGAAAGAGTAAAACTTTATACAAACTACTTCTTGCAACTGGCTTACGTGTAGGGGAGGCTATGGCTCTTTCTTGGTCTGATATTGACTTTAACAACCATTATCTCAATGTGTCTAAAACTCTAATTCAACAAAGCAATGTGATACAGGATAGCGCAAAGACAAAAGAGAGTAATCGTTCTGTGTTTTTGGATAACGACACTATTGAAAGTTTAAAAGAATGGCGGAAATATCAAAATGACGGTGCTATATCTTTGCATGATTCTTTAGTTTTTTCATATCATCAAAAAATGAGGTCTTATGAAATAGAGAGACAAAAATTAGTGAGACACTTCAAAAATGCTGGAGTACCTAACATTGGCTTTCACGGTTTCCGTCATACTCACGCTAGTCTTTTGATGAACAACGATGTTAACCCTAAAGAGATACAAAGACGATTAGGACATGCTGATTATTCTATCACAATGAATACATATAGCCACCTTGCCAAAAGTAAAGAAAAAGAGACCGCTGAAAAGTTCAGCAGTATCTTAAAAGCATTATGA